AAAGAGTTTATGGAGATGCCAATTACCACTGGTTGGTTTTACTGACTAACGACATAGTAGATCCTTACCACGGTTGGTGTAAGTCTTCGGAAGTGTTGGAGCAGTATGTCTCTATGAAATACTCGGGCTATTCCGTCTATATCACCAATCGAACAACAGGATCAACTGTTGGTTGGTTTTACAACACTAAAGTAAGAGAAGGTGCGACACTAACCCAAGGCTCAAGAAGCAGTGCAATAGAAGAGTATCATCCTGAATTTTGTAGATTGATAATTAGGGATCCTAACTTCTCTGTTGGCGATGCTTCTATTACAGGTGTGTGTGGTAATAATTACTCTGTGTACGTTCATCGAATCGAAGCAGAACGAACTAGCCTCAATCATTTCAGAATAACAAGACCATCAGGTAGTTGTGGAGCAGTAGAAAAGGTTGTGGTGGATCCTTTATCGCAACAGACAAACAGTTATGACTATATTGGGGGATACGTCAGCGGCAAAGAAGACATTTATCCAATAGTCGATGCGTCTGGTCTGTGTTACGATAGCAGCATCAACGGCACTGTTGATTTGTGGGAAACCTACATCGGCAGATACATGGGCATAAGTGGAACTGCGGTAAATCAGTACAGTGTTGCCAACAACTTGTACGAGATAGAAGAGAACGAAAAGAAGAGAACCATAAAGATACTTCATCCTCGTTACAAGAAACAAGCGGTGCAAGAATTACAGTCTTTGTTAGGAGCATGACGTGGCTAATTCTTCCGAGACAGGTTCAAATCTTCTAAAAGCAGGCGACTATGTTTTAAGTCTGCTAGAGATCCGTTCTGTTGTTTCAGGAAACAGCGTTGATCTTCGCGGTCTGATTACGAGATTTGAAATCTACGAAGATTTGTTTTCACCGTACCTAACAGGAAAACTGTACATCAGGGACTCATTTAATTTTCCTGAGCGACTGCCTATTCGCGGTCAAGAAATAGTAACCGTATCCTTCAAGCCAGATATAGATTCTATTAATCCGGTGACCTTGACGTTCAGAGTCTATAAGATGGACTCTCATAAGTTAGGCGACAACGCTAAAACACAAGACTATACGTTGCATTTGATGAGTGTTGGTGGGTATTTAAACTACTCACGATTCTGTGGTTATTCGATGAAGGGCAACACATCAAACATGGTTCAATCCATGTTTGAGAAACATTTTCCCGAGAGTGTGTGGAAGGACCGCTTGTTTATCGAAACTAGCAAGGAAAACTATTCGTTTGTTATTCCTGGCTCGTACACTCCATTCAAGGCTATTTCTTGGTTGGCAACAAGAGCGTATTCTGATAGAGGATCTGGCTACACTCCATACTTTTTCTACGAGACTCTTGACGGTTACTCGTACAAGAGCATGAGAAGAATAATAGAGGACGGTTACAAGTCTAAGCAGAGATATACCTATATGCCGCCCAACATGGGACTGTTGGATGAGCAAGTAGACAGAGTTCCATTTCCGTCAGTGCTGCCTCCTCGATACCACAAAATACTCAAGTTTGAAGATATTGAACGGTTCGACACCGCTTCAAACATATCAAAGGGTGTTGTATCTTCTGTGCTTTCGGTTCACGACCTAGTGCGAAAGCAACAGAGAACCAATGAATTTTTTGAAACTGATGTGTTCTCTGCCACACCCAAGATTGGAGGCGAGCCACTATTCAAAACAGAAAAGGGCGACGCAGACAATATTCTAAAACACGGAGCGTCGTATTACTATCTCCCGTCTACCCCGTACACTGTGTACACCGACTCTAATTCTGTGGTAGATAACTTCCAGTACGAAGAGACATTTCTAAAACATAGGCATCACGTTGGAAGCATACTTACTCATAAGTTAGCAATTTTGGTAATGGGTGACTCTCGCCGTCGTGTGGGAGACATTGTTTCCATAGACATATCAAGAATACAGAGTGATAGTTTTTTGGATCCTAGCATTTCAGACAAGAATCTTGCCGGTGACTACATCATCACATCAATCAAACACGAGTTCAATACGGCGTACTCGTGTAAGTACGAGTTATCCAAAACTTGCATGGGGGTCTAATGAAGGGGTTTCTCGGAAAAGAAGGTTTTGTGTGGTGGCACGGCGTTGTGGAAGACGTGAACGATCCTCTACAGATAGGTCGTTGCAGAGTTCGTATATTTGGTTTTCACGTAAAGGACAAGGTACAATTACCGACAAATGATCTGCCTTGGGCTTTCCCCATGCAATCACTCGCTTCTGCTGCACTATCGGGGGTCGGTCAATCGCCTACAGGTTTGTTGGTAGGCTCTCATGTCTTTGGTTTTTTCCGTGACGGCGAAGAAGGACAAGACCCTGTAATGATTGGGTCGTTTGGCGGAATACCGCAAACAGCAGCAAATACATCCGAAGGCTTTTCCGATCCTAGTGGAAAATATCCCGCAACCCCTGCAAATGTTTCGGCAGGTATTTTTCCTTTGGGTGTTTCTGTTGTTGGTGAGCAAGACACAAACCGTCTTGCTAGAAACAGTAATACAGAGCAAATGAAGCAAACCGTGGTTGGAGCAAAGGCTTCCACCGTGAAACAGAACATACAGAACAACCCAGATATGAAAGCAAAGAGTACTTGGTCTGAACCGGTGACTCCGTATGCAGCGCAGTACCCCCGCAATCACGTGAGTTTCAGTCAGAGCGGTCACGTTCGTGAAGTGGACGACACTCCAGGAGCAGAGCGACTTCACGATTATCACCAGTCAGGCACATTCACTGAAGTGGGCAATGGTTGGCAAGACAATCCAGACGGAACTCGTGTGCAACGAATTGTGGGGGACGACTACGAGATTGTACACGGCAACAAGAAAATCTATATTGCGGGCAGTCAAGGCGTGGACTTGGTGATCGCGGGTGGAATGAATATCACAGTATCAGGCGCAGTAAATCTCCAGGTGAACGGGAATGCAGACATTCTTGCAAACGCCAATGTAAACTTACAAGTTGAAGGCGAGTTCAAGGCTTCTGCAAAGACAATGGAGTTCTACACAGACGGAGACATTGGCTTCTCTGGACGAACCATTTCCTTTATGACAGACTCTGCGGTCATGGTGATGCAGCAGGGCAAGCGTATTGAAGTAAACTCAGGTGAGCCTGTCGTGAAACCCAAGCGGGTGGATTTGAGGTAACCAATGACAGGCGGAATGGTTTACAGAGGACTGCATCGCAAGTACGCCGAAGGCTCTTCGGAGTATGTGGTGTATCACTACGGAGACGTTGTGAAGCGCAACACAAAGTTCTATGTGTGCGACACCGAAACCACAAGCGGGTATATTCCTGAAGACTTGGGATCTGGTTTCACGCTCATGTCTCTAACCGTTGATCCGTCTCCCAACGATATTATCAATGGAGGGTCGTACTAATGCCAGGATTCGGAGTGTGTCGAGCAAACATTGACGTGGCTGGAGGTGTCATACAGGTTGGTAACCCTACTGTATTTTTAGATGGCTTCCCAATAGCCGTGGAGGGTAATCCTGTAGAGGGACACGGAGACGGAGAGCACTCTGGACCAATCATGGTTCAAGGCACACCCAACTTTGTTATAGGTGGATTACCAGTATGCACTGGTGCTAGTCAAGCCAGTTGCGGTCACACACCCAGTACTTCTTCAACTCTATTTGTGGGGTAAACTATGACGTGTCCATGCAAGCAAAAACTAACAGACGGCGAAAAGAGCATCCTTACCTTTGGACTGAACGATTTCCAAAACCTGTTGACCAAACCCAACGAGACTGCTATTGCAGCGGCTTCTACTCTGTTGGGTAAAAATTCTGGACGGGTGGCAGCACTTATTGCGGCTGCAAGTGGTCCAGGAGGAGCAGGTGGAACAAACACTCTACTGACACTTTTGCCCTCTTTGCAAGCGGCTCAAACCAAACTGACCGCAGTGGGAAACGCCATCAGTAAATTTGATGCGGAGTGCGCAAAGTACAAAGACCCCAAGCAGTTGGCGCGAATGATCAGCAGTCTGAACCTGTATGGGCAGTTTCAATGTGCTTTGGGAATCGAAGGACTAGACATTGGTGTTGGGCTAAACATGATACAAGACGACGGTAGACTGTCTATCAATGCTTTGGTTGCTGCTCAAGTGGACATGGAAGCCTTGCTTAATCAAATAAACCCTGGAATGGGAACCGAGTTGGCTACCAATGTTCAGGGGTTCATTGACTCGTTCCAGTCCGCTATTGGCGAAGTATTTAACAAAATAGACACCGCTAACGCCGCAGTGAACGGAGCGGTGGATGCAGCAACTGCAAAATTAGCGGAGGCTCTTTCGTTTATTGACAAGGTAACCTCTATAAATCTAATGAGCAACATCATATCGGAAAGCGATGATCCGTGTAATCAGTTAAGTGTGGACGCAACAGTTAATGTGGTAGATCCGCAATTTACAAATACCGTTCGTAGCGCACTCACTAGCACAGGAGCCACCAGTTTCAGATGAGCGACATCACCCAAATACTCCGAACCGCGACGGACTTTGCTCTAATGGGGGGTGAGTTTTTGGGTGTGCTTATCATGGGAATTGGAATTGGAATAGCAGGTGTGATTCGTAGACGCAAGAAAACGGAAAAACAGGCAAAAGAAGACGAGAAGAAGCAGGTCATACAAGACAGTCACCAAGTAATGGTTCATACCCGAGTTCACGAACACCTCACAGAACTGCGTGTAACGGTTCGTGCGTCTAGGTGCTTAGTGTTTCAGTTTCACAACGGTGGAAAGTTTGCGGACGGCAGTTCCATTAAACGGGTTTCTGTTACTCACGAGTCGTGTAGTGGTGGAGTGAAAAGCATGATGATTGAGTCGCAGGATGTCATGCTCAACCGTTACATGGATCTTGTCCGTATACTGGACACCTCACCCGACAGAATTATTGCAGTTGACACCCTGCCCGAGTCCGCATTCCGTTCCAGTTTTGAGATAAATAACGTGCTGTACTTCACGGTTAGCCCGCTCAAGTGCATGGACGGGATCACGCCTTTGGGATTCGTGTGCTGCCATTGGTGTTCCCGAGAAGGTTTGGATGAAATTGAGAAGGACGGCATTTCGGAACACTCGGTGGAACAGGTCATAGAGAGCAACAGCAGAACCATAAACGCGCACCTTACTGCGCAGCAGGAGAGATGACAGATGGCAGTTCGTCTGATCAACACAGACAGCAAAGTTCCGTCGTACTCCGATGTGGATATTCTTTTCACCAAAAATCCCAAAACTGGAGACTTGTTAACGGTGAGCAACATGGCTTCTGTGAAACAATCCATTAGAAATCTATTGAGCACTTCTTTTGGCGAGAGGCTGTTTCAACCAAGATTGGGATGCTCTTTGCGAAGTCTTCTTTTTGAGCCGATTGACGAAATCACTGCTATGGAAATTAGAGACAGAGTGATAGAAACTATTCGTAAACACGAGCCTCGTGTAGGAACTCTTTTGGTGGATGTCAGTTCTGACTCAGACGGAAACAGTTACATTGTCAATGTGGAGTACGGAATAGCAGAGGTTAAAGAGACACAAACAGTAAATGTAACTCTTGAAAGGATACGGTAATGGCTACCAAAGGAGATAGTTTCAATCTGCTCGGGCTGGACTTTCAGGAGGCTAAAACTTCTCTGAAGCAGTTTTTGACATCTCAATCGACGCTCAAAGACTACAACTTTGATGGATCCGTGCTCAATACAATTCTCGATGTTTTGGCGTACAACACGCACTACCAAGCGTTTTACGCCAACATGGTTGCCAATGAATCGTTCCTAGACACTGCGTCTCTTAGACAGTCTGTGGTTTCTCACGCAAAGGCTTTGGGATACGTTCCGTCTTCTATCAGAGCGTCTAAAGCCATAGTTGACATTCCTGCTCCAGCAGCAAGCGACAACACTTACTTGTCGAGAGGAACGGAGTTTGTAGGTACTGACGGGGACGGATTGCAGTATCGGTTCGTTTTGTTGGACACGGTATACGCTAACGGAGCAGATGATGAATTCCAAAACGTGTCTATCCACGAAGGATCCTTGCGGAGAGTCAGTTATATCTACGACACAACAAGAAAGAACGGATATCTCTTAACGATTCCTAACGACAAAGCAGATGTGTCTACGCTCAAAGTTCGAGTTCAGGTTTCTCCAACAGACACCACTGGCTCTACTGATGTGTGGACCTACAGCACGTCTTACATTGATCTTACGCCAACTTCTAAAGTATTCTTCTTGCAAGAGAAGGGCAGTGGAATTTATGAACTGTTCTTCGGTGACAACTTCTTGGGATTAAAGCCTGCTGACGGAAGCCTAGTAACGATAGAGTACTTGGAAACAAACGGGGAAATAGCAAACGGGATCAGTACTTTCACTTGTCAGGTGACTGGTTTGGGAACTATCAGTACTGTGTCTGCTTCGTCCGGTGGTGCCGCTCCTGAAACCATAAGCAGAATCAAGTTTCTAGCACCAAAATACTATCAATCTCAGTCTAGGGCTGTAACAGAAGACGATTACACGGCTAAAGTTTTCAAAGAGTACCCAAACACCGACTCTGTTGTTGTTTACGGAGGAGAGAATGTGACACCGCCTCAGTACGGAAAGGTGTTCATAGCAATAAAGCCAAAAACTGGATTGGCACTTACTACGGAAGAAAAGAAAAGTTTGGTGACTACTCTTCGTAGAAACTCTTCGGTTATAACAGTAACCCCCGAAATAGTAGATCCTGATTACATCGAAGTGGTGTTTGATTCGCTTATCACCTATGACCCTTATATTACCACTCTGACACCAGGAACAATCAAGGCTTTGATTGTTTCATACATCTTCAATTACTCCTCTACGGTAATGGAGAGGTTTGGGTCTAATCTGTACCTATCCAAGGTGTCTCAGGGTATAAACGGTTTGGATAACTCAATATTAAGTAACCAAACAACCATCATGCTTCGCAAGTCAGTAAATCTGTCTAAACTGGTACAGAGTAAGGGTGTAAGCATAGAGTTTAGAAACCCTCTGTATCATCCCCACGATGGTCACTCGTCGGTGATTTCCTCATCGGCTTTTTCCCACATTGGTGATGACGGTTCAGTTTACGAGTCTGTGACTGTGGAAGATGACGGCAACAGCACTCTTAATTTAGTAGTACTAGAGAGTAATGGAGACGTTAGAGTAGTTCTTAGAGGAATAGGCACTGTTGACTACGAAACTGGTTCTGTACGGTTCAACACTAATTTCAAGCCAATCAGTCAAAACATATTCTTCGTGGTTACTGCTCAACCGTCAAACAAAGACATCTTTGTGTTTGAAAACAACATTCTAAGAGTTAGTCGTGCTTACTCTGACTCGGTGAAAGTTTCCCTTATTACACAAGAAACAAGGAAGCAATCTTTGAGAGGAAACAATGTCGGAAATTAAGCAAATTATACTCAATACGAGTGATGAAGAATTAGAAGACGTGATTGCTCCTTTTATTGAGGAGCAGTTCCCTAAATTCATGCGAAGCGACTACCGCAAGATTGTTTCTTTTGTCAAGGCTTACTACGAATGGTTGGACACACAGGGAAACCCTGGATACGTGATGGGAAAGTTGGACACGGTTTCTGATGTTGACCGTAACGTGGACGAGTTCTATTCTCACTTCAAGAGCACATATATATCAACATTTCCTGAACTTTTCGCTACGGACACGTTAGGAAACAAACCAAACAAAAAAACACTGCTCAAGAAAATACGAGATTTCTATGGCAACAAGGGAACAGAAAACTCTTTCAAGTTTTTGTTCCGAGTTTTGTACGACAGTGATTTGGAAATCTACCTTCCAAAGAACGACATACTAAAAGTTTCAGACGGTAGATGGATTGAGCCTCGGTCTGTAAAAACAACAAGTACGAACACATCCAACTTGTTCTCAATGAAGAACGGAGAAGCACTCCAATACAATGGATCGGGCGGTCTTATCGCATCTGCTACAGTGGATTCAGTTGTTCAGTATTCCTTTGGTGGATTTCCTGTTACTGAATTTTTCTTGAGCAACATAAACGGAGATTTCTTACCCAACGAAAACATAGTCTTTAGGAAAGACACTGAAGAGTACACCGAAAAGACTTACAGTGTACTGGGTGGGTTTAATATTGAACTTTCTGGTTCGGGGTATAGGGTTGGAGACATCGTGACAGTTTCCACGACCACGGGGAGTGGATTTGCAGCAAAGGTAGAACAGGTTGGTCTTGCCGGAGGCATCAAACGCATAGGCATCATCAATTCAGGTATAAACTACGCCACGGATGTTGTTGTGAGCATTGTTTCTGAAACAGGTGTTCAGACTGCAATAGTCAAAGCACTTCGTAGTGCAGTGACTGAGTATCCTGGATATTTCCTAGGAAACAGCGGCAAAATTTCAAGCAACAAGCGAATTCAGGACGGACACTACTACCAAGACTTTTCTTATGAATTGAAAAGTGAGGTTTGTTTCAGTATTTGCTATGATGTGCTGAGACGTCTGGTTCACCCTGCTGGTACTCGGATGTTTGCTTCTTTATTGATAAAAAAGAGCATTGACAACAATATAGTTTCATCTGCTCAACAAATCACTTTTGAAACTCCAGTGATAGGTCGATACACTCCCTATGCACTTCGCACATTCAATGACCTGCGCGGCGGGTACTTCTTGCCCAACCAAGTAAAGGGCGCGACTCTTCAGGTGTGGTTGAGTGGGTACAACATTGCAGGCAACACCAGCAGTGGAATCACCGCAGGATGGGGAACGCTTTTGAATGTGGCTACTATTGGATCGGATCCAGGTGGGAGAAGTGCTGACCGTGAAGACATATTTGGTGTGCGGCACTGGAGGAGTATTGTTGGTGGACACACTTTCTCTCATTTCGGTTCGTATCCAAACTCCAATGTTTGGCTTACTCCCAATTTTCAACAGGAGTCACTGAACACCCATCCCACTGTTCGTATTCGTCCGGTACAGTACAATTTTAGTGGTCCTGATTACACGGGCAACATGGTTAGTTTGGGATTCAGTGGTCCAACAATGGGTGCACTGGGTCTTACTCTTTCCACTTCATATTTTGCAGTGGTCAAGCCTGGTCGCCTGACACAAATGAACGCGTTCGGCTTCAGCACCACAGGTAATATGTTGCTTGGTGACCGTGGTGCACATCGTGGAATATTTTTTGGAGTCACAGGATCAGACCTGACAGTTCCAAAGATTGCAGCGTTCAGTTGGCACGCATCTGCCAATACTAATGGAATCATTGGAAGTATTGGCAAAACGGGTGAGTGGAAACTCGTCTCTCATACATTCACTTGCAACACAGGTGTTTCTGGTCCCATGTCCCTGTTTGTTGACGGGGTTTGTCTCGGAACTGTGGCACAAGCGCAGCCAACAGGGGCAGCAATTGCTCCAGAACCTCTGCAAATAGGGCAGCAGAGGGCTGATTCTTTGGTTGGAGCATTCGATGGAGAAATCGCAGAAATCCTTTGCTATCAGGGCGATGTGGGAACCAGTGATCGGCAGAAGATTGAAGGCTACCTTGCTCACAAGTACAACCTAGACGGCAACTTGCCACAAGGTCACCCGTACAAAACCACTCCTCCCGGTGCGTCTCTGCCTGCGGGTGGTTGGTGTGGAGCGGTTGGAGACTTTTATCCAAATGGATACAACCCGTATATTGGTGTAAGCACAGAAATCGGACCAAACGGCAATTCTGCGTCTGTTGGTTCTCTGTTCTTTAATTCGGGAATGGGATACACGTACACCGTGATGGACGAGTTTGGATTGACTGCACATAATCCTATTGGCGCACCACTAGGAGGGCTGACTGCTTGGACGCGAGGCAATGAGCAGCGTTCTGCACCTGACCAGTTTTCTGGACTGGTGCTGTGGCTGAAGCCGGAGAACATTGGTGTGTGTGGTGCTTTTGTTTCCGGCGCGTGCATGGATGTGTGGAGAGACGCATCTCCAAACAAAAACGACGCAATACCACCAACATGGGATTTTTGGAATGACGTTGCGCAAATAAACCACACTGCTAACACGGCTACTTCTTGGGGACGACACGTTTCCGACAACACCACACCAGTAACCAAAGTGGCAGTTGTGTTTAACGGTGCGTGTGGAGGATTTAAAACGGGAAGACTGTGTATCGTGGGCTTGTCTGAAAATCCTACTGCGGTGAGTGAAACTGGAATAGACAACTACCTGTACTCGTATGGTCCGTATGGTGGTGTTACTCCAAACAGAACAATTTTGGGGGGATTTAAAATTCCTGGAAACAACAACAACATGATTGACAGTAGTCCACCATTGGTTACAGGTACCTCTGTTTTGACAGCGTTTGACAACACGGTGTTTGAATTGGAGTACGTGGAACCGAATATCATTTTCCGCGTGGACGGGCGCGAGGCAAGACGAGGGTATGTTGGATACGGAAAGACCTATTACTTTGACTCGTCTTTCTATTTGAACTCTGCCGACACTGCAAACGCAGGAACCAGCGTAACAATCAAAGAATTGTCGTACAACGGCAAACGAGTAACGCCTGTGTTTGGTACGGTTAGTGCAGGTGTGACTACTAGTGTTTACGCTGGTGTCACGATTGATTCTTTACGCCCCAAAATTGCGTTCAAGCATTTGGGCATAACAGGAGCCACTGGCATATCGTTCAATGGTGGTGTGTTGTACAGTGCCGAAAGCACATGGGTCGGTTCAGGATCTGACGGTAAAACTCTTGGTGTAAAGGGCATAACATTTTATTCTGGATTCACCGGAGAAAAACTATTGACCGGCAGGCATTTCAACCTCACCAAACCAATAGTCACAAACACCAACAAAGACATGGATATGTTTGTTGTGTACCAAACATCAAGCGACGCATATGACCGAGGTGTTATGATCTGTAGTTCTTACCGATTTACTCGGCAAGAAGGACTCAGTCTTGCGTTTAGTGATGGGGTTGCGTACGCGAGATCATGGAACAACATAGACCGCACGCCATCGTATCAGACTTCTGTATACTATTCTGTACAAGGCGGAGTGTTTAGGTATCCAAGCGCGGCTGGCTTGGCTAGCGCAGCAGGACTATTTGCTTTCCGCCCACGTGGAGGATTTTTGGGTAACCGTGACGCGGAGTGCAAGACCATAGCCTACGACCCGCACGTTTCAGGAGTTTGTAGTGGAGTGGTAATTGCCGAGGCTGCACGAGACACAGACGGCACGATTTACGCGTGGGTAAACGGAGACAGGGCAACCAATTTCTCCCGTTCAACCGGACGGTACGTGGCAAATGCTGTTGGAAACGCATCAGAGTCTCCGTTTCCTGTTTCGGGTGTAACCATGAGTATTGGTAGATTTGGATCTCTATTAAGAACAACACTTTCGGCTGACTCCAGTTTGGGTTTTGGTTCTCAAGCATGGGTAAACAGTGCTCTTACCAATGGATCTTATGGTTTCGAGGGTGTTATTTACGAGGTGATAGTCTACGATAGAAAACTAAGTGAAACCGAGCGACAGGGTGTGTATGCGTACTTGACTCGTAAGTACGCCACTCTTTTGGAGACTAAAATGCCTGATGCGTTTAGACTAAGTCATCCAAGCGCATTCGCTCAGGGGGTTACGTATTGGGACATAGAAAACCACCCGAACAATAAGAACATATCAACCATACCTTTTGGTTCTGAATTTTCTGGTACACCGCTAATCAGATTCTTTGCTCTTCCAGATTCAATATACAAATCATCGGGTACGGTTCTGTCGGATGGAACTGTATTGTCCAACGATACATACACGAACGTAGGACTGTAAAGGGGTACAAATGGCTAGTTACATCAAAGCATCACTCGAACGCTCGTATGCTGAAAGTTTTCTCAAGGAACTTGAACGAAACGAGAATCAGTACTTCTTTTTCGTAGCCAAAAGCACTCCTTGGACGAACGATACCTCTCCTCCGGTGTACTCGGATACGGACTCGTCTGAATACGATGTGATGAACAACATTATTGCGTACAAGAAACTGTCTCCGGAAAAAATACTCTTTGCTATCCCGCGATACACTTGGCAGAGCGGAACTGCCTACGACGAGTATAAAGATACGGTTGAACTCTTTGATGCAGATGACCCAAAGCAGTTTTATGTGGTCACAGACGACAACAACATCTACAAGTGCTTGAAGTCGGGGACAGGGACATCGACGGTAAAACCAACACAGACTTTGACCGAACCATTTACTGGTTCAGATGGATACACATGGAAATACCTTGCCACGGTGAGAGAAAGCGATCTTCCTTATGAGTTGATTGATTACTTGCCTATTGATTACGCGTCAACCAGTACAGATACTGAAACCGTTAATCAATACAATACACAACTCACGTCTGTATCAGGTTCTCTGACGCGAGTAGAGGTATCTAATTTCGGCACTGGTGTGTCTTGGGGCGTGTATCCAAAAACAATTGCCCGAAGTTCTAGCAGTGGGTCTGCTGTAGTAGACATCAGTTTTTACGACAGAGTGACCAACACACTAACAGTAACAGACGCCCCTTCCATTGCCAAGTTTACAGGCACAGCAATAGATTACGTTGGATACGTTGTCCGAGTTGAAAAGTGTGAGCGCAATCCAACACAGGTTAACAACTACGGAATAATAAAGAGTGTAAGTGGTATAGGAACATCCACACTAACCATAGTTCTTGAAAATGATGTCATACCTTTTCACCTTGAGCCTTCACTCGGCGGACTTATTACATCGGTAGAAATACTACCCCATGTAAAATTCGTTGGAAACGGTAGAGACGCATACGGTTTCGTTAGCACAAACAACAACAAACAAATAACAGCCTTTAATTTAGTAGGCAGAGGCAAGGACTACTCTAAAATAGAAGGCACAGTAGTCAGCAGCAAAACTGCCACTACAGTCCACCCTACCATAACACCGATTCTGTCTTCAAAGGGAGGTCACGGATCTAACATATTGTCTGAGTTGAATATCAAAGACGTGATTGTGGTGGTTGAGATCAATGAATTTGACTCTGAAAAATTTGTTGGTGGTGGATCGTATCGTCAGTTTGGAATAATAAAGAATCCCGTCCTGTCCGATGGTACAAAGCGGTTGGCTGGATCGGAGTCTCCGTTCTTCCGAGACATTAGTCTGCAAGGAGAAGAAGAAAGTGGAATAATTTCTTCGGTAGAGGACATATTCACGGGAGACTACGCAAACGTCATAGTGGGAGCAGAGAGTTCTTCTTCCGCAAAGGTTGTGTCTATAAAGTCCAGACAAGAACCTATCCTGCTAAAAACACAAAACAGTTCCAGTGATTTTTTTACATATCAGGATCGTAAGAATCGTTTTAGGCTTCGTATAGATCAGCCAGTAGAGTTCTTTCCTGGAGAAATAGTCAGACAGGTGATTCCAGCCGGAACAGATTTTACACAAGGTCAGGGAGTATCGTATGGATTCGATATTACCTCTAGTGGCTCGGTGGTGAGCGTATTAGGACTCACTGTTTCAGTAGAACTACAAAGTGATTACGGATTTGTTGCTGGATCTTCGGACTTGGTTGGGCAGTCTAGTGGAAAGACTGCTTCGATTGTACGTATTTACCCCGCTTACGGAGAGTACGTTTGGATCATAAACGCCAATCCAGGAACACCCACTGTCTACAACTTTGGAGACGAGTTCAGCAAAAACTTCTATAGAGTGGTAGATGTTGGCAGTGCTTACTTTGACACCGACAGAACTCCGTCTTATCGAGGACTCCACAAAATCACTGTAGCCACCAGTGTTAGTGGTCACACCGGAGGGCTTGATATTACCTCTGCTGCATTGTCAAGAAATTCGTTCTCTGAAGGCGATTTTGTGTTGCAAGGCAAAACAGGTACAAACGCAGATTACGCTTTCGGAACAGTTTACCATTGGGAACTAGTCAATCCATCTTGCGGTTTCTTGTATGTCACGAACGTCACTGGGAAGTTTAAGGGAGTTTTTGGCAACAGAGCGTCAGAGGCATACGGCGTGACTGGAACGACTCTTGGACAGTATGTGGTATCGTCGGTAGATCCACCAGAAATTCTTCCTACCTCTGGGGAGATTCTATACATAAACAATGTTCGCCCAATACAGAGAACAATTGGACAAAAAGAAGAGTTCAGAGTGCGTTTGGGCTTCTAAGAGGAAGACATGGCATACGACCAAACAATCTTTAACATAAACCCGTACTACGACGACTTTGACTCCGAAAAGGGCTTTTTGCGGGTTCTTTTCAAGCCTGGATACGCGGTACAAGCCCGTGAATTGACCCAACTACAAACGATTCTTCAGAGTCAAATTTCAAAAATTGGTGACCACCTGTTCAAAGACGGTTCTCGTATCGTTGGTGGTGGCATTACAGTTAGAAATGCAAACTACGTTATGATTAGCCTTGATGATGTTGGCACATCTGTATTTGGGATCACGGATTACGAGCAGTTTTTGGGCGGATACTTGGTTGGAGCAGACTTCCGAGCAAAGGTTGTTCATTACATTGCTCCTGATGCTGGTTCAGACAAAAATCTTATCTTGGTATACGATATTATATCAGGATCAAGTGTTCCTCCGACGTTCAACTTTGTTAAAGACGAGCAAGTGGTGTTTGCGAATGTGTCTCCTGTAACGGCTACCTACGCAACAGGTATTTGCAAACTAGTGACTGTTGATGAAGGAATTTTTTATATTGACGGGTTCTTTGCTAGAAACCCCATGCTTACATTCTCTCCGTATAGAGTAGTAAGTGCACCAACCTCTTATAGGGATTTAACTTTTGGAACCGAGTTTTCTCTACTAACAAAGAAGATAGGTTTCTCTATAACTCGTGATGCAATCACTGAGCAAGACGACTCTACGTTAAGAGATCCTTCTATCGGTTCATACAACTACAACGCTCCTGGGGCGGATCGTTACAAGATTGTGTTTGAATTGGATCAGTCGGATGTCACGACAACCCCAAGAGACTTTATTGAACTTATTCGTATTGAGTTTGGTAAGATTACCCGTAAAGTAGAAAAGATCACATACGGGGAAATACAGAATGTTTTGGCTCGTAGAACGTATGACGAGTCTGGTTCGTATGTCGTTTCTCCGTTTGAAACAACGGTTAGGAGAAATGCAAGCAACACAACGAAGTTTGATTTGCAGATGGGTCCGGGAAAGGCTTACGTTCTAGGCTACGAACTTGAAACCCGATATCCTCAGACAATAGGAATTACTCGCGCACACACAAGCAGTGATCCCAATCACATCAAAACTGAAAGCAACACCTTCAGTTACCTTATTGGAAATTACTTGGGAATCTCGGTTGCAAATGCTAATAATTTTGGTGTGACTTACGCGAACAACTTGGTCACTATTGGTTCTGGTTCTTCGTTGGTTGTGTTTAGAGCAGGATCCAATCCTGCGTCTCCAGGATCTGTTGTTGCAACTGGTTTCCTTCACGGACTGGTTCCGTATATTGACCGTACTCAGGGCAGCACGGGTTACCTTGCGCGGGCTTATTTGTACGGTGTTAGTGGAAATGTTTCTAGTGCTGGGTCTGGGTTCATCTACGGTCACACATCAGGCTCTGCTAGTACGTCAGGAAAGACACTAGCATTCTTTGGTCCAGTTTCGGGTTCTTTGCTTGGAAGTTTGACTGGTGTAGAGAATCAGTCTTTGGTGTATCCTATTGAACCTGGATATGCCATTAATGACGTAACCCAGTTAACCATGTACAGCAAACTAGTGACAAACAATATTCTTCCTACCATGACAGGAAACGTGGTACAGTATGAAGTTACTCGCTCTAATCTGACCCAATCTATTCCGAATGCTTCCACTGCAACTTCTGTTTCTTTCATAGACTACTTGAACGGTTCACCAACCAATCAAGGTGTGCTTGATCAGATTGAAATAGTGTCTATGGATCCAGTTCTGGCTGGTCAGGCGTTTACACCCACAGCCGCACCGGGTGTTACTCTCAGCAATGGAGGAGCGGCTGGCAGCACTATCAGACTACAAGTTCCAAACTCTCCCAATCTGCGTGGATTCACTGCTGGAGCAACGAACATCAATGTTCGGCTTGTTGTTCCGGTAAAATACACTCCGGTCCTGACGGAAAATCCTCCTGCAAGTTTCAGATACAAAACAGCGCAAACCGCTACCACACCAGCCATAGCAGTTTCTACTGCCAAACGAACCGATGATGTGGGAAGGTTTTACTTTGAGTTGCCTCGTGTTGACATTTTCTCGGTTTCTTCTGTTTTGATAACACCAGGAAACACCGATATCACTGATGACTTTGAATTGGATGACGGGCAGAGAGAAAGTCACTACGAAAACTCCAGACTGTACATCAAGAAGACGGCAGAAGGTCTTGCTCGATACACCAGTTCTCCCGTGTCGTTTGTGGTTAACTACTCGTACTTTGAGCACAAGGGACTAACTGCGGGACCATTTATTGGCAAAAAATCATACCCAGGCATAACTTACGAAAACATTCCGCTGTTCACGAATCCTAGAACCGGAAAAACGGTTTCTTTGGCTAATTGTTTGGACTTTAGGCGCACAGGACTAACAGCAGAATCTGCCATGCTTAAGCCGTATGGCGGTTACGAATTCTCGTCTATTACGGAGTCAGGCACGGCAGTTTCGTACAATCACTTCTTGCCAAGAATAGACAAACTGTGTCTGAAGCCTGATCCCGCTGATGGCTCTGCCTTGTTCTTCACTGTTAGTGGTGTTCCTGATCTTGCTCCTATTGCTCCTCCGGATCCACTAGACGGTTTGGTTTTGGCAACAGTGACTGTGCCTGCGTATACACACAACCCAGAAGACATCGTGTTTACTCCAGCAAACAATCAGCGATATACTATGGCTGATATTGGAAAATTAGAAAAGAGAATTGATGATGTTGAGGTCTTTGCCAAACTGTCGATTTCTGAATCTGAAATTGATGCTCGCTCGTTGAAGACTTCTGCTTCGGCAAATGAACCACTCAAGACATCTATTTTCTCCGATGAATTCTATGGTCACTCTACATCTGATGTTTCGTCATCAGATCACGTTTGTTCTGTAGACTTTGAGCGTGGAGAGTTGCGACCGTACTTTACAAACAGTCCAGTGTCTTACACCGACAGTGGTGTTTCTAGGGTTACGACCAACACTTTCGTCAGCAATGACGGGGTTGTTGGCTTGACTTATTCTGCTGCTGATTATATTTCAAACATTCAATTCACAAAGAGAGTCAAGCCAAACCCGTCGAACACGGTTAACTGGCTAGGCACGCTCAAACTTAGTCGTCAAATTTTCCCGTATTTTGATAACGGATACCGTCCTGTGGTCAAAACCAATTCGTTGTTGGAAAACGACAACTGGGTTGGTTCAAACGCAGGAAACTCTCGCGGGTTCGGAACACAGTGGAATGATTGGGAAAGCATTTGGACTGGTATTGAGGAAGTAGAAGAAGAACAGGATGATATCCAAAAGCAGATACTGGAAACTCCTCGGGTAGACTCACAGTCGTCTATCCCGTCTGTTAACTCTGGAAATGTAAGATCTGGAGTTAATCGTGGGGTTCTTTCTGTGAATCAGAAGAACAGTAACTACATTCGTTCTCGCAATCTTCGGAATAGAATTCGCCGTAAGGTTGGGTCAAGAATTGTTGACAATAGTGTTGTTCCATATTTCCCAACAACAACGGTGGGAGTCACGGCTTTTGGGTTGAAACCCAACATGAATTCTAGCAGTGGGTTGGCATTGTATGTTGATGACGTGAGACTGGTTACAAATCTCACCACGAATGAAAACGGAACTTGTGAAACATCATTTACTATTCCGTCGTCTACATTCTTGGCTGGCACCAAATCAGTTCGGATTAGCGATAGCAGTGTTGTTGAGAACTGCACAGTGAGTGCAGAAGAAAACATTTACTGCTCGGGCGCACTCCTGCAACAAGACTCTGGATCGTACTCCACACGACCTCCGACTCTTCGTAGAAGAACGGTAAACAGCGAAACGATTTCCAAAGATCCCTTCAACAAGAGTCAAGACTCTTTGGTAAACAGCAATCCCACAGAGCCGCTGTCTCAAACTTTCTTTGTTGATAAGGTGACTAATCCTGAAGGAATTTTCCTAGACAGTGTTTCTCTGTATTTTTACGGCAAAGACACAATTCTTCCTCTTACCGTAGACATACGACCAACTGTGTCTGGATACCCGTCGCCATCGGTCATTATGCCGTTCAGCACAGTTGTCAAGACGCCTTCAGAGATTTCTGTAAGCAAAACACAACCAGTAGAAACGCAGTTTAAGTTCAGCACTCCTGTGTATTTGCAACCAGGAGAGTACGCCATCTGTATAACAACAAATAGCAGTGAGTACGAACTATTTGCAGCAGATGTTAGTGCCAATAGTTTTGACCAATCAGGTAGAGCAGGAAACAATCAACTGGTTGGAACCCTGTTCACGCCTCAAGGATCGTCTACGATTGTGCAGGACAACAATACCGATCTTATGTTCAAGGTTTCTCGGTGTGCGTTTTCGGCATCAACCGGAACTATTCAGTACAGTAATTTGCTTAACTGTCAGAATCGTCAAGTAATCAAGATTTACGCACCAGAAGTTGTCCCCGCTGACTGCTCCGTATCCAGAACATTACAGTCTTCTGTGGGAGGCAGTGTGTTGTTTGGAAACAACGAATCTGTGTATATGCAAACTCTGTTTGGAGCAAATCCCAGTGTTACTTACAATTTGAACAGAGGCGTGGCTAATACCGTTTCTCCACTGGTTGACATTCAGGCTCAGTACGGTACGTCGGTACAGATGTATGGAGGTCTTGGAGCATCGAACTACGTTAGTAGAGCGGTAGAATTGCCTGAAAACATTGCTTCTGATGGAATAGCAGTGTTTGTTAATGCAAATATTCCAAGCGGATCAAGTGTCAAGGCGTACTACAGAGTTGCTTCTGTTGGAGAAACAAACATCTTTGGTAAAACTTGGCAACCCCTCACTCAGATTTCCATTCCGTTTACCAGCACCAGTGAAATTGATTACAGAGAGATGGTGTTCAGAACTACTGCTCCTGTGTCTCCGACATTCAAGATTTATCAAGTTCGTTTGGAATTGTCTTCGTCCTCTTCCACACCTACTTACTACCAAACTCCAGCAGTTCGTAGTGTAAGAAGTGTTAGTTTCATTAACCCATGAGCAGCAGATCGTATAAACGAGACAACTCGACAGGAAGTCTGATTCTTCACGATCAGGCAGCGGTCGAGCAGTTTTTAAAAGGCAAAGAAACTGCGGTTGAAATAAACGTGATGAAGACAGAGATAGATACTCTGAAAGAACAATTGCAGGCACTGCGCGACCTACTAATTCAAAATAAGAGTAACTGAAAATGGCAATTAACACCGGACCAGACTCAAACACCTACCAAATTCCTGAAGTTGAACTAGGGGATACTTTCAATACTTGGAGAGATATTACCAATCTCTCTGTGTATAAACTGAATAAACTTCAGTCGTATAAAGGTGTTAGTGGAGACGAACTGACCGTAATAGACTCTCCAAGTGGAACATTTACATACAGACTGTCTGACAATATTCAATACGGTCATACCTTCCAGGGGTCAATTCGCTTTACAAACGGTGTTACCTTTGATGGTGATGTTACATTCAATGCCAATACTTTTACTGTAAACGCAAACACAGTCACTATTGATGACTACAGTATTGTTTTGGGTGCTAGTTCTGCTGCAAACGACACAGCAATTAATACTGCTGGTGGTGGTGGTGTTTTGCTGTACAGAGGAACAGGTGGAACCGCGGAATGGGTTTGGCTTGCAAATCAGATTCACGGATTTACAGGGCTGTGGAGATCAAACGCCCACATAGGATTTAGTGGATCAACGCACGGAATAGTTCCAAGCGGAAACGGTTTGTTGCCAGTGCACGGAAGCGGTATTCGCGTGGACGGTGGCGCAACAACAGAACACGGTTTTGAGGTGCGAACTCTTGCAGGTTCTCCTGAATCTGATCGCGTAATCGAGTTTTCTCGTTACAGTCTTGCAGGTTCTACTGCTTTCATGGAAGTTCTTAATGGAACCACATACGGTCAACGACCCTTTGTCAAGATAGAAAACGGTGTCAATAGAAAAACAGTAAAGACGGCGGGATCACACTTGTTCCAATTTGGAACACCTGTTCGTTACGATGCAGGTAGCGCAAACAAGTATATTGCTGCTGAAGCAGACAACTCATCAAACGCAGAAGTGATTGGTATCGTATCAGACATCATATCGGCAACAGAATTTGAAATGACTTTTGTTGGAGAGATATTTGGTAATTTTGCCAATGTTTTGGAAGACTCAGGTGGACAACTAGTAGAGGGATCAGTTTACTATTTGAGTCCGTACAATCCAGGAAAAATAACCAGTGTTCAGCCTCTTGCTGGCGGTCAGGTGCAGAAGGCACTGATGATTGCAACTGGTGTTAAGTCTGCAATGGTTTTGCCCTTTACTGGTGGCGAACTTGCTACGCCTGTGCAAATTTCAAATGCGTCTTCTATTACTACCCGATTCAACCAGTTGAACCGATTCAACCTTGGAGACTTTGTTCGATTCAAAGCGCATCCTGCGGGGGTGACCTTACGGTATTTTACAAACGCTGCAAACAATGGAAACACAGCAGAACAGTATCACCCAACTGGTATTTTCGTTAAAGCACAGGCAAATACCGCTGCCGAGGCAGAAGTTGCTGGTATGGTTGTTGCTGTTGGTGGTGCAACGGGCAACAACGTAAACAACTTGGTGTACCAAAATTTTGATGTTTTGGTTGACGGTTTCTTTGACGGCATCACGTACACGTACAGCACACCACTTACACCTGAAACTGTTTACTGGCTGGCTACAAATTGCGCAGGAACTATTCCCGCTTCGTATCCAGTACATCACTCTACTTCACTGGAAAGCAGTGTTTCGTCTTTCCAAATCAATCCTCCGTCTGTTTCTCAACAAGTTTCAAAGGCAGTGTTTTTGGCAACAGGCGCACGAGCCGGATACCTGTACGCAGACAGAGGCGTACTTGGTGGTGTAGTTACGGTTCAGGGTGCTTCTGTTGATGTTGGAAGAATACTTGTAACCGATCTTAGAGACGGTGTTAGTGGTGACTTGGTGATTTCTCGTTATAACGGAGCAATTCAAGGCACCGAGTCCATGAGAATTGCTGCTGGAAGCGCGTTCTTTAATAACAGTAGAGGTATAGCAGGATACGTTGGAGTAGGTAGTGGTTGGAGCAACTGGGCTAACGGCGGAGCAGGAAACAGGATAATTGCTCCACTTGATGTCATAGGTCACATCAGAATCGGGGATAACACTGCTGCTACTCCTGACGGCAGACCTCTCATCATTAGTCGATTCACGTCAACCAGTGATGTAGCCAATGGAACGTGTGCTGGATCATACAATGTGATCGGAACGCAATACGGAACTGCAAACCTACAAATCAATTACGGTGTACAGGGAGCAACAAAGTCTTCTCTGTACACCTCCACGATTTCGGGTACTATTCCAAAGAGCAGTTTTGTTGTTGGTGTTTGCGCTACTCAAGGCGAAGGAATAATCTCTTTCTTGAGCCAATCTTCTACCGATACGCCAATAAACGGAACGTCTACCCTTACGGAACACTTCCGCATGAGTGGACCAACTGCGTACTTCTCGGGTAGTGTTGGATTCGGTGTTAGTTCTCCTCTGCTCATTTCAGGGTACGGCAGATCAGTAACTGTTGCGTCCACCACTGGAGCAGCATTGGTGCTTTCTGATTCTGATGCCGCATCAGGATCCCGAGTGGGGTTCTTGTCGCAAAAAGACGGTGTTTTACGGTTAGGCAAAGCGGCTGATGCGGGAACTTCACCTGTGGCTCAACTAACCATCTTGAACGACGGAAAAACCGGAATCGGTACAGAAACACCCACCCAAGCACTCCACGTAATTGGGCAAATACTCGCAAGTGGTGATATTACTGCTTTGTCCGACAGTCGTTTGAAAACCAACATTACTGCGCTGGAAGACGCGTTGAGTAAGGTTCTTAAACTAAACGGAGTTCTGTACACAAACAGCGAGGGAAACCGTAGAACAGGACTTATTGCGCAAGACGTTATGGCTGTTTTGCCTGAAGCCGTTCACGGGGGCACCGAGGGCGAAGGGTACTACAGTTTGGCTTACGGAAATCTTGCAGGCTTGTTTGTTGAAGCCATAAAGCAACTAAAGCAGAAAATTGATGAACTGTCGTCTCGGGTAAACCAAATTCCACCGCCACAGGAGGAATAAAATGGGAACAATACCTTCTGGTGTACCACTCGGACTAGTTAGCAACATCCAAGTAGAGTTTGGACCAAACGCGGGTGTTACTGCTGACAACCTTTTGGGATATCTTTCTCGTGACATTAGCATTCCAACCGCTGCTCCACTAAAGTACGGAGACTTTGTTGGAAAAGGCAGGCACACAGGAAGACGAGAGTCCATGTTGGCGTTTTTAGCGGGCTGTCCTTACAATCCGTACAGTGCATATGCTGCTTTGTCTAATGGATTAGTGGGATACAGTCCTCCTAGGTATGGATACGCTTGGAGTGATGCGCTCTCTCCTTTTGTTAGAACCTCCGCCGATGGGGGCTGCGGATTGTACGCAACTCTTAACAACACACAAACCATTTCTACCTTTGTTTCCAACAACACTTTGGCTAGAAAATCAGAGCATTGTGTAGAAAACACACTGATCACTATTGGTGTAGTTGAAGACGGTACAAATGGAACAACACTGAACAACCTAGGAGGCTCTAGCACTGCTTTAGGTGCATCCACCTCCACTACACATTCAGTGGCAGGTGGTCAGGTTCGCGCTTTTAGAACTTCAAACACTCTCAAGTTCAAGAATATGGCAAATATTTCTGCCTCTTTTAGTGGAGGTGGGTGTAACGGCAACGGTGCGTGTGGGTGGTTTTTGTTTCCCAACAAATGGGAGATAACATCGAATTTGGGATACTCGTCTGGTACTACAATTAATGCAACCTTTCAGCCTTGGGAAGCGTGTTTGGTGCATTGGAGGACAGGATCAGACAACGCATCACTGGACTCCAATAATACTAGGTTACTATACGGAAGTAATCAGCAGTTGGGCGCGTGTATGGCAACTTCAGGAAATTGGTACGGTGGAAGTGGATTCTCGTTGTTTGTAAACTGGACGGGTTCGCCGCAGGTATTTACTATTACAAACAGTACCTTTAGTGCCCAAACCATACACAAAATCTACTTCGTGGGCGACCAGTACACATTGGATTTGAACTGATACATACAGTAAAAGGAAACACACATGGGGTCAACACTAGTTCTAAGCGGTGGAGCAGCAAACACAAAAACTCTAAAGGAGTTGTTGACCCAGGTTGGGCACGGATTCGTGGTCGGTGACGTGCTCCGTTTAAATACATCAAACGGAAAGTACGTCAAGGCAAAGGCTGACAACGCCACCAATGCCGAAGTAGTGGGCGTAGTCAACTCTATTACGGACGCGGACAACTTTGAAATCACTTACAGTGGATACTTGAGCGTTCCTGCTTTGGCAGGAGTTTCCTTTCCTGTCATGTTTTTGTCTGGAGAAACTGCGGGAGAACTCACAAACAGTCCTCCTAGTTTCATAGGCTCCGTTGTAAAAGCAGTGGTTTCTCGTAACCATCTCAGTGGTGGGTACATAGTAACAAACTACTTGGGCACACAGATTGGTGGGTCTTCCACTGTTTCAATAGATGAAGTTCAACCTGTGGGCAGTATTGTTCCGTATGCAGGTTCAGTTGTTCCTGAGAGTTGGTTGGAGTGCAACGGTGCTTCGTATTCGGTGGCAGACTACTCGGAGTTGTACTCGCGTCTACTGGAGCGTGGCGGATCGGTTCCTATTTACGGATCTGTGGTGTCTCTTAGCGGGGCTGGTGCAGTGTCTTCCAACTTTGCTCCTGGCGATATTGTGCAGTTCAAGACCAACGCTGCCACTTTCACTGGTACCGCCTCGGGATACGACTCTGACGCAGATGTTGTGGGTATCATACTGGCGA